ATCCTTTGGCCTCCCTGCTACTGCTGATCTTATGTTTGCCCTTATTAGCACTGAAGAACTTGAGGGCATGAATCAGATTATGGTGAAGCAGTTGAAGAATAGATACAATGACCTGAATGTCAACAAACGTTTCTGCGTAGGTATTGACAGAGCGAAGATGAGGCTGTATGATGTGGAGCAAAGCGCACAAAATAACCTTGTTGACGCTGGTCACGGCAGTGACGAAGAGAAGATTGAACTCGTTAAGAAGTTCAGCAACACAAACCTTTCCAAACTAACTTTCTAATTATGTCTAAAGGATTCGCTGCATCCCCCCAAATCAAAGAGGAGGACATCACCACCGAGATCCCTAAGGTTGATTACGGTAAGTATTGTGAGTTCGTCAATGAGGTTACCTCTGACGCCTCTCGCTATCCAGATTCTTTCCAACAACGTGTTTCCGAACTGGAAGATCAGGGTGCTGACGTTCAACGTCTCCTTACCGCTGCTATGGGTCTGTCTGCTGAGGCAGGTGAGTTTGTGGAGATCGTGAAGAAGATCACGTTCCAAGGCAAACCGTACAATGAAGACAACATTGAGCACATGAAGATTGAGCTCGGTGATTGTATGTGGTATATTGCTCAGGCAATGATGGCACTGGGTACTTCCTTTGATGAAATCACTCTGATGAACGTGAACAAACTTGTGAAGCGTTATCCTGGTGGTTCCTTTGAGGTGACCCGTTCCGAAAACCGTGCTGAGGGTGACCGCTGATGGCACGTCGTTCGTCTAATCGTCCCAAGTTGCGCCAGTCCGAAAAGGTTACTAAAGCAGACGTGATCAACAAATATCCTTCTGCTGAGCAAGATGTCAATGAACAGTGGAAGTCTATTGTCACCGAAATCCTTGACTGGTCTGTTGAAAACAACCGATACGCCTGGCAACTTGAAGGTCTAATTGGCAAGATTGCAAAGCGTTTTCCCTACGTCAAAGAGCAATCTTACCGACGTAAGATCAGTGACATGATCACCTTTAACTTCCGTCAATACAAACCTGACTATTATTTGACTAGTCAGTGGGACAAGTATCGCGATAAACTTCCATACTTGTTCTCTGATAACCCCAAAGAATCTGCTAAGACCAAGTGTTTTCACGATAAGATTCGTGAGCAACTAGGCAAACCTGTTCATAAACAGGAGCATCTTAACAGTGACTTTGAAGGTTTAGATGCCATCTTCAATAACCCAAACACTAGCGGTGGGGAAACTTATGTGTTTGAAAAACTTGAGTGCTCTCGTGAAGAGATGTTGGCAATCTTGAATCAGGGTCTTAAGTTCTCTAGCATTTACGTTAAATGAAATCTATTTTCCTCGCTCTCATGATGGCATTTGCACCTGCTGCTGCACTTGCTGATCATAAAGAGGGACACATTAAAGGATACAACTCCATGGATTCTATGGGGTGTATGATCCTTCGCGAGTGTAAAGATGGTGTAGATGAGGTGTTCTCTTTGTTGGATATCTCATCTAACTACAAGAACATGGAAGAGTTCACACCAGTGGCACTTGAGTTTAATACTATGCTCATGTCACTCAATCAAATTGGTGTGAAAGTATTCCTTGCCGATAGTAAGTATTTCCCACCATTGCACCGTGGTGTATATCATACTGTGAGCAATAATTTTTATCTCAACAAGAGATACATGGATGATCCTGCTACACTCATGATGGTAATGCGTCATGAAGGTTGGCACGCTGCTCAAGACTGCATGGCAGGTACGATTGAGAATAGTATGATTGCCATCATCATGCCTGAGGAGAGAGTACCGATGCTCTGGCGTACCATGGCAGAGCGTACCTACCCTGCCTCAGCGGTCCCCTGGGAGGCAGAAGCATCATGGGCAGGCAGAACTGAAGGTATGACCATGAAAGCACTTCAGTCCTGTGCTGCTGGCACTATGTTCACAGACTATGAACCTACTCCTTTGACTAAAAAGTGGTTAAAAGAAGAAGGGTTTATTAAGTGAATAGTCTTTGGATCCACCTTGTAGCATTCTTCCAAGTTGTCGTAATGAACTGTGTTCAGCCCGTCAACTGGAAGTATTGCTATCGGGTGGATCAGTGGTTGATACCAGACCTTATTGAAGGCTATGAGATCTGGTCTGGTAAAAAACAGATTTATCAAAACGAAAAAGATTATCTGAACAGTTTAGATGACTAGGTATAAACTAGTAGGCATAAATTTTCTATACGAAAGTGTGTAATCCAATACATTTCTATCTAGATAGGTGTAGAATTATGAGGTGATTAAAATGATTTTGAAAACTATTTTGATCATGCATCATCGTATGGAGATGTGTCATGCACAACCTATTGAACCGAAGTCAACTTGACGAATGGCGTCACTTTGAATCAACACTAGATGACCTTGCGATAGAAAACCAAAAAATAAACGACTACTACGAGTGTTTGATTGAATGTGATCTCCAGAACCAGAAACATTGCAAGTCTGTTTGCCGAAGTATACTAATGTAATCCTAAATAGAGGGGCAGAGTCCCCTCTTTTTTAATGGCTACGTCCTACAATCTTAACGATTTCAATGCAATCAAAAAGAAGGCACCTAAGGAGTTAAAACCAACGATTGCTGCAATGCTTAAGGCACTTCCTAGGGGGAAGACTGGCATCTATGCGGACTCACTGTGGAATGGATCTAAGTCTAGACAGTGGGGATTCAAGGTTAATGCAGATGAGATGGACGCCATGGCTCTCAACTTTGGCGAGAAACCTGGACCCAAAGGATTTGTTACAGAGGTAGCAGGATATAAGTTAAAGTTTATCAAGTCTTCTAAGAAGTCTCTCGGTGCATCGGATGCTAAGTCTACCGCAATGCAGGAGAGAGGTTCAGCATGGATCCTGAGAAGAGCACTTAACGATAATAAAAAATATAATAAGTGGCAGGATATCATGGCAGATGAAAAGTATTCTGAATTGGAAGCGATCTATCCTGCCATCAATGATGAATGGATTCAAGGATATTATGCTCAACAGAAAAAAATGTTGGAAGTATATTCCAACTCCAAGTTTGATGAGTTCAACCGTGATGGTGGATTCATGAAGTATATCAGTGATCTAATTAAAGATAAGTTTGGTATTTCTCAGAAGGACAACTGGAACCCTGCGGACATCTGGATGGTTCAGAATGAAGCAGCGGTAATTAAAACCATCAATGAAACTGTAGATGGTAATGGTTCTCAGACTATCCTTGAACTAAATGCAGTTCTTCGGAAGATGTTCAAAGAGGAGAAGGTTGTCGGAGTATCTCTGAAAAAAATTAGTGGTAAGACTGCAAAGTGGCAAAAGTATAACGTAGAAGATTTGGGTCTCACTGACACATATAACTACGATGCAAATCAATTTCAGTGTGATCTTTCTATGAAGAGTGAAACTGATTTCCAATCACTTGCAGTTCGTGTAATTGTTGAAGGTAACAACGCCACATATAACTTTCAAATTCAAGGTAATGATACTAGTAAAGTATCTAACCTAAAGTTTGAACCTACTGAGAAGGGTGCATCATCTGCTCGTATGGGTAAGGCACCAGTTGCTATGGTCGGTATGTTATTGAAGGATGCTAATGTTGATTTTGAAAATGATCATAGAAAGTATCCTAAGACTTCGGCAGAGTTTAATAAAAATCTGGATGAGTATAAAAAAATCTATAACACATTAAAGACTAAGCGTGTAGAACTGGGTGAGCAAAACGTTGATGTTGCTATGGGTAATATAAGCGCAGTGTTTCAGTCAAAACCTCATGCCGCCACTGCTAAACTCATGGGAATGAAGTTTATCCATGCAGTTGTTACTATGGATAAGAAGAAGAGAGACGAGTTCATGACTGACATGGTGTTCATCGCTGCTAAGAAGGGCAAACGCTTTGGTCCATTTGGCAAACTGTACTAAGGGGGTGGTCCTGGTCTGAGGGTGTGCTATAATATGTACATACAGACGAGGACCCCTTGCCCAACAAACACCTGGAGCACCCTGAAGACAACCTTCTCAACGGAGTTGACCCGTACGAGGTCCTAGATTCCCTTGTGAATTTTGATCGTGTGTCTACCAAGTGGGATGGAGCACCTGCTATCGTGTTCGGCATTCATAATGGCAAGTGGTTTGTGGGCACTAAGTCGGTCTTTAATAAAGTCAAGATCAAGATCAATTACTCGCCTTCTGATATCGTTGTTAACCATGAGGGCAACGTTGCTAACATTTTGATGGCGTTTTATTATGCTTGGCCCCGTCCCACTGAAGGCGTTTAGCAGGCAGATTTCATTGTTTTTGGTGGAGATGATACATATCGCCCAAACACGATTGAATATATATTCCCCAACAAAATTGACAGTGATGTGATTGTTGCACCTCACACTCAATACAATGAGGTTTCTGCTGATGCAGAAGCATTTCCTATTGAAGATCCATTTCCTTACTCGCCAGAACATAGCACTCGCTTTCTGAATACTGGTGCAACTGTCCGAGTTCCTAAGCGTGCTCGCCTTCTCGTTTCTGCTGCAAAACTTCTTATTCCCTTCTGTAAGTTCCCCAGTGTAAAGACTGGTAAGACTCTTAAGCAACTTATCAACCAGCGTATTCGTCACGGTGAATATCCAAACCGTGAAATGTATGATTGTTTACCTGATAAATATAAA